TTTCGGTATTGATGACGCTGGTGCCATCGTACAGGTCGATCGTGAGCACGCCGGCCCCCGGCGCGGCGCTCATCCGGCCCCACAGATTGACCGCCAGCGGCTGTTTGGGGCGCAGGCTGGCCAGCGGCAGGGCCTGGCGGATCTGGGTCAGCGTGCTGCCGTCCCCCACGAAAGCCACGCTCTTGGCGCCGGCGTAAACGATGGTGCTTTCGGCCAGGATTTGCGTGCCCGCGCTGCCCACCACGATCGTCCAGTTGTCCGGTGTATTGCCGGTAAAGGCTTCGAACGCGCCGTTGAGAAGCAGATTGCCGGTTGCCACCGCGGCGTTGATCGTCGTGACCGACTGGTTGGCGCCGCTGCCCAGCGGAAATTCTTCGGAGAGCAGGCCACGGGCCCGCACCGTGCCCAGAATCGTGGCCCGGCTGGTGCTGGGGAACTCCAGCCGCATGATTTCGTCATACACGTATTCCAGCGTGTCTCCGAAACCGTCCTTGAGGCTGGTGACTATCTTCCCATTGCCGACGTTCGTGCCCGCCGCCGCGGCGATGGTGACCGTGTTGGCGTTGACCGTTTCGGCGTTGTCGACCATGTACAGAATCAATTCGGTGATGGCCTCGCTGAGCCGCCTGGCCGTCAGCGGAAAAGCGTCGTCGAGCTGCAGGATGATGTCTTTTTGCAGGCTGTCGCGGAACCAGTTGCAATAACTGTCCAGGGCGGTAAAGCTGTTGCGGCGGGCGGTGTCGAACCCGGCGATGGCGTCCTTGAATAAGTCGCTGTCGTAATTGTTCAGGTACGTGAACAGCCGCGATGGCAGATCAGTGTTGACGAAGCCGCCGAAGGCGGTCTTCTGCTGGCCGCGGATCTCGTTGATGACCAGCAGGTTGCCGGTCGCCAGACCAAGCCGCTCCGTCAAGATCACAAAGTCGAGAGCCATGGGAAGTCCGCCGAAGGCGGATCAGTTGATTGCCTGGTTGGCGCTGATGGTGATGCCGCCGGTGGGCACGATCACGATTTCGGCCATGCCGTCCTCGATCTCCCGCACGCTCACGTCCTCGGTGAACGTGGCGCCCGTGGCGGCGGTGACCATGTAGTGCACGGCGGTCGCCGCGGCCACACGCGCGCCGCCATGCACGCCCTTCCAGTAGAAGATATTGAAGTTGCCGCCAGCCGCCGCCTGATCCTGGCCGAACATATTGTTGAGAATCCAGCTTGTCGAGCCAAAATCGGCCGTGGTGATGCGAATTTCGGCCGGGATGGAATGGATCGAGCCGTTGGTGGCGAACACCTGGCCGTCGCCGCGCGGATTGCGAAAGGCGATCATCGGCCGCACCACCGTTCGCTGCACGCCCGGCAGCAGCGTCGTGGAACCGCCGTGCGTGCCGATCCGCACGGGGCCCATGTACCAGATGCCGTCGAAGGCCGGCAGGCCCGTGAGAACCGCGGCGTTGCTGAACGTGACCGGCTGCGTCAGGCCGTCGGCGCTCAGCAGGTTGAAGTCCAGCGAGACGCGCACTCCGTTCACGTCGTCCTGCGCGGCGGTGATGTCGGTGACGTGCAAGAAACCCTTGTTGACGGTGCCCACGACATGATCGAGATCGCCGGCGGCCTCGAACGTGCCGCCGTCGGTGCGCCGCTGGAACTGCAGAATGGCTGGATCGGTGGGGCTGGCCGCCGCCGTGTCGACGCCGTAGCCAAACGACGAGCCGATGGCCGGACTGCCGCCGAACAGGCCGGCCAAGTCCTTGGTCGAAAGCTGCAGCACCGGGTCGGCGCAGCACAGCACCACGGCGCGGGGATGCACGCTGCCGCCGGGAATCACGATCGAGCGGCGGCTGTTCGAGCGGACGCCCTGATCGCTGATGTCGGTCAGCAGGATGCCACCCAGGTCGGCGGCGTAAATACTGTAGCGGTTGAAGGCGGCTGGCATGGTTGTTTGCCCGGATTACCGGGTGTTCGAGTGCGATCAACGCGGGTAATCCCGCCATCTAATTCTGTCTGCTTACAGGTGTCTGCGGCGGATGCGGTGCATGGGGCCGTGGTACTTGTTGATTTCGTTGGTCAGCCGCGCCAGGTAGCCTTCGGCAATGGCCGTCTTCTCGGCGTCGGTGGTGGCGATGATTTCCTGCTCCATTTCGGCCGGGCCGATCCGCCCCGGCTTGGCCGGGAACATGAAAAACGGCCACCGCATTTGCAGAATGCCCAGCAGCTCGCCGGGCCCGCCCGGAGCGCCGATGGCGCCTTTGAACTTGATCGAGGCGTTGGCGATCATGGCCTTGCTCGAGCGGCCGCTGCGCACCAGGTCGAGCGTGGGGGGCTTGCGCCAGCGGGATTGCTTGATATTTTCGGTCTCGCGGGTCCGCTTGTGATAGTTCCAGATGCCGCGGGCGCCCAGCCGGAAGTGCAGCGGGATGCGGGTCTTATGATGCTTCTCCAATTCCTCGCGCATGGCCGTGCGGCCGTGGCGGTTCCACAGCCGGGCGCTGCCGAACAGGCCCTGCAGCCCTTCGGAGACCGAAAACTCAAAGATTAATTCAGGAATGCGCACTATCAGACTTATTTATAGTTCAGGATGAAAACCACTCCGTACCACAGTTGGCCCCCTTTTTCGGCGGGCGGGATTTCGCCGGGGCCCTCGACCAGGGCAATTTCCGTGACGTTCAAATGCGTCACGCCCGCTTCGGTGAAGATCGCCTCGGCATCGGGCCGGTCCTGCCCCACGCGGGCCTCCAGCTCGTCCATGATCTGCCCCACGAGATCCTCGAAGCGGGCCAATTGCAGATTGGGGAAATTCGGGTCGGCGGCGTCGATCGTCTCATCGGCCAGAAACTCAAAACACAGCGACAGGCTGCCCGCCGTGCCGCCGTAAGCGGTGCCCAATTTCATGCGTTCCCAGCCGAAATGGTTGATCGTGGCCCGCGGCGGCGGGTTGACGATGCCCAGATCGTGATCGGACTCGTCGAGCCAGTGATCGTCGGCCCACGGCGAGAGGACTTTGATCATCGCCTCGTCGCTGTCGGCGGCGCCGACAACCGTGCGGAAGGTGGGGCAGGCGGCAACCAGTTCCATGAGTCGCAAGCGGGGCGTCGAAAGATTGGTAACGGTGACAAGCGGCATTACACAGGTGCCAGGGGCTAGGGGCTAGGGGCTAGGGAGGAAACAAAAAAGACCATGATTCATCGTTTAGTTCTTCGTTCTTTGTTCTAGCCCCCAGTCCCTGGCCTCTGGCCCCTCTCCTCTATCCCCTTCTGACAGGTCGCACCGGATGCACGACCGGATGCTGCGTGCGCCGGCCCTGCGTGTTGGTGACCAGCCAGCCGGCGAAGCTGCCGTCGGGGCCCCAATCGCGGCCGGTCTGCCGCTGGGTGGTCCAGATTTCTCCTTCGATCAGCCACAGCGAGCGCTCGTTGACCGTCACGCCGCGGGGCACTTCCAGCCGCCCGCTGCGGCGCTCGCTATCGCCGGAGCTGTCGCGGGTAATCGAGCCATCGCCGGGATACTCGTTGGTCCCTTCTTCGGCGGCCAATACCAGAATCGCGCCGGCCACGTCCGCACCGGCGTTCAGGTCGCCGTTCGGATAATGCACGATCACCGCGGAGTGATAGCGCTTCACGATCGGCGTGCCGTAGCGGGCCATGATGGTCGTGTGCAGAGTCATCGTGGTTGTTAGTGATTAGTGACTGGTTTTTGGTACGAACAACTAATCACCAGTCACCAACAACTTTTTAGGGTGCGGCGGCCGCGCCGGTCAGGACGTAGGCCAGCTCGTTGTACATCAGTTTTTCGTGCGTATCGTTGCGCACGCGAATCCGGTCGCCGCGGGTTTCTTCCCAGCGATAGCTTTCCACCGTGCCGCCGATGCTCGAACCGTCCTCGCCCCAATGGAAGGTGCGGGAGAAGGTCGGGCTCTTGGGATCGTCGGGCGAATCGGTGATATGGGCCACGATCACCTTGTCGTTGCTCCACAGCGAACCCGGTGTGGCAGCCTGGCCAGGGTTGGCCGTGTTCTGGGTTCCGCCGGAGATGAGAATTTTCGGCAGGTCGAACACTTCGCCCAATACGGCGCCGCTGATGCCCGAAGCGGTCGGATCGTGCTGGCCGCTGTACTTGATCAGGCCGGTGATCTGCTCGCTGCGGCGGCAGTTGCGGAACGTCTTCTTGGTCATCAGCACGGCGTTGGGCCAGACGCCGCTGGCATCGTAGATCGCCTGGCAGGCGGCCTCGATATCGTCCAGGGGCGTCGAATTGGCCGTATCGCGCCAGGTGGTGTCGACCGCGGCGGTCTGGGTGGCCGCCTCGTAAATATCCCGCACGCGGGCCTCCATGCTGGCCATCACGAACCGCATGGCCCGCCGCGCGGCCACCGTCTCGGCGTTGAAATAGCGGCGATACATGCGGCTTTCGCGGTCGTCGACGGGTTCTTCCCAGCCGTGCTCGACGCAGGCATAGGTATCGGGCAGGAAGGTCCATTT